ATCCACCAACTGGATGTACTAAGATGTTAGTAGCTGGATGGAATGTCTTGAAGTTCTGATAAGAATCTTCAGGATTGAAGTGGAAGTAGTTAGCAGTTCTGTAGTTGATTAAGTACTTTCTGTAGTTTGCATGTGACATGAAAACAACCCAGTCAGTTCTGTTTACAACATCATCAGGAATTGCCTCAACTAAGATGTCAACTTGAGCTAATGCGTTACTTGAAGAAATAGCTGTTGTACCTGTAACAATAATGTTACCTGATTTACCTACAGTTGCAGTTGCTCCTGAAGATAATAACTCCTTGAATCCTGAGAAACAAGTTGAAGCTGAAGTAGCACCCCAAATTTGGTTCTCAATGTATTGAGAGATTTGTTGTGTCTTTAAGATAGAGATTTGCTCCTCGAAAGGTACAGTCTCATTGTAAGAACCTGGAGTCAATAACTGACCTAACCAGTAATCGTTTAAGTCCTGAGGACATAAAGCTTCGTTTACCTTATACTGACATACAGTAATGTCTCTTTGTGTATAAGTTGTTTGACCTGAAGATGACCATCCACAAGCCCCGTCTTGTACTACTAATGTAGAATCAAGCAAGTTGATTGCTTGAGAACCTTTAACACCTGGTTGTACTTTAATGATTTTTGCAGTTTCTCCTTCAAGAATTGCTCTTCTCATCAATTCACCACCAACTTCGTCTGTGTAAGTTGACAAAGATGAAAGGTTAAATCCGAAATCATATTTTTTATTTGCCATGATTGTCTAATTTTTGTTTGATTTTAGTTTATTATTTTTAATTAGATATTGTGTCTAATCTTTAATAGCTTACTGAACGCATCTGACTTATTCGCTGAGAATTGTTCAGTTACATTTTTAGCTTGTTTAACAGGTTCCCCTGCTGGTTCTTTTGAGAATTTAGCTACTTTAGCTTTCATCTCTTCTTGGTCTTTAACAACACCTTTAACAGCATCTTTGATTTCCTCAAGCATTCCCATAACGGTTTTCTTGAATTCAGAATCAATAATGTCATTTCCAATAGATAGGTCAGGAGTCATTCCCATTTCTTCCTCAATAGCTTTTTGTTCGCCTTCAGGTAATTCAACGTTTTCTCTCTCAACGATTTTGCCATCTTTTGTAATGATTTTGATAAGAACCTCTTTACCTTCAGAATCTTTAAGAGCAAGTTCATGCTCACCATCTGGTGCTGGAGTTTCTTTACCATCCGCAGTTACAACTTTAACATCTTCGCCAACATCGAAAGTTGGGGACTTAACAACTGTACCATCTTTGAGGGTTGCCTCAACGAAGTTTTCTGTTTTTGTTTCCATATCGTATTTTATTTCTTGGACCTTTCCGTCCTCGATTTTTATCTTGGTAGTATCTTCTAATTCATACTCACCATCTTGTGCTGGTAATTGTCCGTTATTTGTAATTACATAAACAGGCTCATCAACAGCTAAGTCTCCTTCCAAAATTAATTCTGAAACGGAGTCCTTAAGTTTATATGAATTGAATTTATACAATCCAAGTAGTTTATTTATTTTGCGTATAGCATCTTGGTAAGTCATATTACTTAATTTCTTTTAGAATGTTTTTTATGTCTTCGAGTACTTGATGAGTATGTGCATTGAATTTTGCTTTCTCCAAAAAATACCCTTGAACGGAAAAACCTTTTAGTTTGCCATCTTTGACTTTCTCCCAAGTAGAATCGTCGTTTACTTTCATTGTAATCATCCAAGTTCCTTTTGGATAATTCATATCGAAAACTTGTTGTTTATCTTTTTCTTGGTCTTCTACAATCCAAGATTCAACAACATCTACATTGTTTAAGAACTTTCTACCGTGTTCGATATTTGTCTTATCCAATAGTTTTTCTTGCATAAACTTCTGTTGAAGCTTCTTGATTGTTTCGGCTGTGAAATACACATAATAGATTTCTCCTGTGATTTCGTTTCTTCTGATAATCATCTTATCAGGAATCATTGCTGGTCCTATAACTAATCTCTGTTCACTATTAAATACTGAGAATGTCATTTCTGTTTCAGATGACATACTTTCATATTGTTCTATCGTTCTTTCAACCCAAGGTAAAGCTTCCACTCCACCCCAAGCATCCATTGCTAATTTACCACAACCATCTTCGTATGACTTACTTGATTCTAAGTCAACCTTATGTCTTGTGATATAGGCTTTCATTCTTTTTACTGTTTCAATTGAGATAGGTTTTCCTTGAGCTAATTGTTGTGCTCTTACCTTACCTACTTGAGTCATGCAACCTTTGGGGTTACCAGTCTTCTCTATCCAATCTAAAGCCGCTTGCGCATTTTTACGGATAAGTTCAGGGTAATCATTAAAGCTAGCATACTCACCAATAACATAATTTCCATCATCTGACATTTCTTCGTTTACTGGAACACAATTTGGAGCTCCATCATCTTTCAATCCAATTGCTTCATAACCTGGCCAACAAGCTTCTTCTAAACCCATTTCTTCTTTGATATAAGACGCTATTTTTTCAAGATGACCATCCATAAAGGCTGTGTCATGAACCATCCCTATTTCCTCATCTATTTCATGCATAAGGTCTTTGAAATCATCTACCAAGATAGTTGCTTCAACAGCTTTATCCATAGTAGTTGAGTTGTTGTCAATTGCTTCTTGTTCAATAAGGAATATATTGTCAGCTATTTGAGCCGCAGAACGAATCATACCAATAGTATCTTCGTCAGCGTTCATTGTCTTCAAATGCTCAAATAAGTCCACGGCTACAGGACATATGTGAAAATATTTGGTATTATAACCAAACACATTTATGTTTCCATCCATAGCAGCTAATACAGGTTTTCTTTCAACCTTTTTTGTTACTTGGTCAACATAAGGAGCTAGTGCTGATACATTTGGATTCTCAGCTGCAAACCCTGTTCTTGGTGGGGTATTACCCGCAGCAATGGTTGCTGTTGTTCTTGTATCAGGACCTGGCATTCCATCCTCATCAATAAGACCTTTTCTAACTGATGATTTGTTGATTATTCTTGAATCGGCTTTGTATATTAATTGTACCCACTTATGTCTACAGTTGAATGAACCTCTCCACTCAAACATATCATATCCATCAGGTCCAACGGGATTAACATTTCTATCAGACATTTCCATAATATCTTCAATACGGAATACTCTGTTAGCTCTCATCATTTCAGCACAGAATGTTCTGTTCTTTTCATCTTGAGGACCTACATACTTGTATCTGAATTTAACATCGGGTGTATCTTGTGCTGATGGTGCATTTGGGTCAGCTAAAATTGCAAACTCCTTTTTACCAACTTGTCTTACTTCTGTAATAACAAATCCCTCTTTTTCTAATAAACCTTGAGGTTCACCATATGCGTGGAACATTTGTATAACTTGGGGTATTTCTTCATCTGCTAAAACATAATGAGAACACTTTTGTTCTTCTGAGAAATACTCAAATGCCGCTTCGTGTGCGGGCATTTCAACCAAAGCAATACCATCTAAACCAGCTTGTTCGTCACCATCTTGAATGATAAGCTCAATAATTTTTGGAGTCATACTATATCTAAATATCTAAAGTTAATTTTTCGTTCAAAATTATAGTGTAGAACGGGATTTTTGTGCTCTGTCGAACATTTGCATTGATGTCATATCCTGAGCAACAACGTATGTCTTGATTGGTTGTGATTGTGAATTTGCTAACTGAGCATTCAATTCATCCATAGCTTGTGTTGAACTAACAATACCACCCTCAGCGAATCTTCTACCACCACCTATCTGATTGATTGTAGATAGTAATGGTCTGAACATTCTTGTTGAACTAGCATTAATAACGGATTCCCCATTAGATAAATAAGCGGGGATTGAATCACTTGTTCCTGTACCAGGTCCTGACACATATCCACCTACTGCAAGTTGTCTTACTTGTGGTGCCGCTGAACTTGGAGCTTTCTCCCCACCACCTCCTGTTGGAACTGGCGTTTTAACTATATCTGAAACAGCTTTGAAACCTACAAGTCCTGTAGCAATTGCTTGTGCGATTGCATAACCTGGTATAGGTAATCCTGAAAACGCTTTTAATTGACCTGTAATAGATGAATAAGTATTAATCAATGACGCTGAAACTGCCAAAGCTTTACCTGCTGCAGTATCTTTACCAACAATATCCGCCAAGGCAGATATTGCATTAGCTGAAGATTGTAATAATGCTTGTTGTGCTTGGAACTTTCTCGTTTCAATATCAATCTGAGCTTGAGCATTTGCTTTAACGTTTGCTGTCTGTTCGTCTTGTATTTTTTTTCTTTGGTCTGCAGTTAGTTTTTCATTAGCTAATATGTCACTATAGAATTTTTTATCTTGTTCTATTTTAGCCGTTAGAATTGATTGTTGTTGGTCAAAATCCATTTTAGCCAACTCCATGTCTTGTGCAAATTTAGATTCTCTAGCTACCTTTTCTTCTTCTTTTAACTTTAAGAAAGATTCAACATCACTCTGTATTCTTTTCTGATTCTCAGCAGCTTTTGCATTGGTTAGATTAATCTCCTCAACTTGAATATCCTTTAATCTATTAATTTGTTCATTTGTTAAACCATCTCTACTCTTCTTTTGTTCTTCAAGTAATACCTTTTCTTTTGCAAGATTATCAGCCTGAGTTTGGAAATTCTTGTCAACTGCAGCTCTATATTCTTTTGAGTTTTCACCATATTGAATCTTAAGACCTTCAGCTTGTGCTGTAGCCATATCCATTTCACTCTTGTCAAATTGTCTTTGAGTTTGTAATCTTTCCTCGAATCCTTTTTGTCTTGTTTCTTTGTCCTTATTAACTTCTTCTTTAACAATTTGTTCTATCTCAGCAGCTTGTTGTTTTGCAACCTCTGCAGATATTTTCTTACCCTCATTCTTTAACTTATATTGAGCTTGTAATGCTTCTCTTAATGCTTTTTCATTAGTATCTGCCTCATTCTTTATATTTTGAACATTAGCATCAGCTTGAGCTTGTAAGAATTCTTTTTGTTGTTGAATTGCTTTTTGATTTGCTTGTGCTCCCTTCTGTTGTCTATCTTTTGTGGCTTTGTCATCTGCCTCTTTCTTTCTTTTTTCAGCTTCAGCATCAATTACAGCTAATTCATTCTTGATGTCTAAGTATTCTTGTCCTTGTTCTCCGTATAATTTCTTTTGTTCATTGGCAACTCCTTCCAAATCTTTCTTACGATTGATAAGCATTTGTTTCTGCTTCTTATCAATCTCTTCTTGAGTTGCACCTCTAGCCTTTAATAAATTAATCTCACGTTGAATACCCTTATTTACGATTTCAGTATTTGCCTTGTTCTTGGCATAAGTCGCTTGACGTTTTTCTTCAGCACGTTCTGCCTCACTTGTAATCCCAATCAAATCAGTAAAGAAGTTAATAACACCACCAATAGCATCTCCAACAGCTTTAAGACCAGGAATCATCTTATATAGAGTATCTCTTACCTTGTCAAAATTGGATATTAAAGCACCAAGGGCAACAACAATTGCACCAATACCTGTTGCAACCAAAGCACCTGAGAATATCTTTAACCCCTTTGAACCAGCATTTGCAGATATACCAACAGCATTTAGACCCTTAGCTAATAACTGAGATGTTGTTGCATATAATTTCGTTATACCTGTGGCTTTAGATACGTTAGAAGCAACCTCTCCAACGTCTTTGAATAACCCTTTGAATTGTGTGGAAATATCTTTAAATGAGAATGTAGAGAATGTCTTTAAAGTACTCAGTGTATTATCCGCTGCAGAACCAATATCACCGATAGGACCAGGAAGCATTGAGAATGTACTAAATAATTCAGATGACTGTGCTTTCACTGCAGACATCCTATCCTTAGTTTCATTCAGCTTTGAACTTAATAATTCGAACTCAACAGTACCCTTTTGAGTCTTTTCAAGTTCTTTCATTAAAATCTGTACCTGTCTAGAGAGCTTGATGGTTTCCTCACCAGCAATCTTTACACTACCTGACTTTACGTCTATATCAATCTTTACTTGTTTTGTTGCCATTCATTAGTTCTTTTGAGCTTCCTTATAAATGAAAGGAAATATCTTTATTATATTCTGAGTTTTCCAAAATAACTCTCTTGTTAAAATCCCACCTGAAACTTCGTTTCTCAAGTTGTTTGTTAAGAATGGATATTTGGATGGGTCATCGATAATCTTTTCATCTAATAACTCATCGTTCTCCTCAATAATGTATCTTAATTCTGTCATATATTATAAAATATCTTTGTTGTCTAATTCATACACATTAAGGACAACTAAACGTATTGATGATTATTCCACTATTATTAACTTGATATGAAGTTGCTCCAGGTCCTTGTGAGAACCATTTGTTATTGCCTACTACAGGTGTGGTATAACAACTTCCAAATTCATAAAGAATTGTTGGAAATAATGCACTATCAGTATTATATAATGTTGGAAGTCCTCCATTATCACAAGCATTTGTATTATTAGGATATAAAACCAATTGCTGACAATCTGGGAAACAATCTATGCTGTTACCACAAGAACCATTGAATACCCAATTAACTCCCTCAGGACAAACTATTTCAAGGTCACTTTCAACACATACAGGAATTGAATAAGGACCACCTTGTTTAACACAAATATAAGTTGTAAATGTTCCGTCGTTATTATCTATACTTTCTAATGATGATATGTTTGTTGTAGTAGTTGTATCCGTATTACAATCTCTCCATCTAACACTTATACCTACAACATCTGCTGGTAAGTAAGTAAGTTCATAACAAAAACAATTTTGAGGAGTTGCTGTCGGAGTACTTGTCGTGGTTGGGGTAGATACTATTGTTCCAGTTGGAGTATTTGTCATAGTTGGTGTGTTTGTAATACAAGAACCAAGACAAACAATAGTATAATTGTAAGCATCCGTTAATTGAGGAGGAGTTGGAGATGCATTACCAGCTTCTACTTTCACATATCTACCTGATGTTGATTTGAAACAAATGTAAGCACTACCTGTTGATGGAGTGTTCAAAGAAGCTCCCCAAGGACCAGTATAATTCGCAAATCCTACCCATCCACTAGTCCATAATAATCCTGTTGAGTCATATACTGTAAATCTATTAGGTCTATCTACAACGCCCCAATCAAATCTAATGTAATCATCAACACTACTGCTAATAGGTTGATTAGGATATGTATATTCAGTTAAACCTGAATAACTACCTTCTATAAATCCTGTTTCACAAACTATTACAAAAGGTGTGGGTGATGGCGTTAAAGTTGGAGTAACAGTTTGTGTAGGCGTGCTTGTCTGTGTATTACTTGGAGTTTGAGTTGGAGTTAATCCTATTGTACTAGTTTGTGTTGGCGTCATAGTTGGTGTAGCTGTATTTGTGGGTGTGGGGGTTGCTTGTATTTTTTTAATCGTAAATTGAAATACAGTACCTTCACCTGCAGGTAATAATAAAGTTTGACAATCAAATTCAGCACCTATATTTGATGCTATTACTTGTTCAGGGTCAGTATAAACTAATTCATTATTTAAATAGTGATAAGTCATACCACTCCAAGTTTCTCCAATACCAATATCACCAATATACTGGTCTACTAAAAAATCAATCCTATCATAAATTCCTTGTGTTGATTCACATAATTCATAACCTGATGGTGTCTCAAATGTCACAGAATATCTTGCACCTAAATAAGGATAAAATGTAGGAAAACAATTACCTATTCTATAAATTGAATCTGTGGTAGCTGATAATGTATATGTTCCAAAATTAGTTATAATATTAGCACTAACTCCTGATAAACTTTGACCTTCACAATCATAAAATGCTGCTCCAGCAAATTGCTCTGCAGGACAACTTGTCAGGCTTGGTGTAATAGTTGGGGTATTACTTGGTGTATTACTTGGAGTTTGACTTACTGCTAATCTCATATTCTATTTTAATTTTAAGGACAACTTCCCACATAACATTCAACTAAAACCAATACATCATCAGTTGTTTGTAACATCACCCCACTTATTATTGTGACAGGTGAACTCGATGAAGTATAATAAGTATAATTAGGAGTCAATGTTTGGTTTACAAAGATATAGACTGCAAGACAGTTACCATTTCCTTGTAAATTTGTAGAGTGGTTTATTTGAATTGTATTCGAACCGTTGACAACTCCATTAGGATATTGTCTTGAACCACCTAACGTAGATGTTAATGGGAATGTAGATGGACCTAATGGTAATGAACCCATAAAGTTTGAATTTATTCCAACATCATTTACTGTACCTAATCCACAATCATAATTCGATACTGTCCATGTTCCAGTATGAGGAGTTGGGGTAGGAGTTGGGGTAGGAGGAGGAGGATTACAACAACCATTATATCGTACTATCGTATATTCTGCGGTACCAGCATTTGTATCTTTTCTAATACAGAATGTTCCATCACCATAAGTTTGTCCATTACCTGGATTAAAGTTTTCAATTGTTGGATTACCATTACAATCGTTAAATGTAATATTACCTGCAACTGTCACATTGACTGTTGCACTACTGAAACAAGTACATTCAGGATTTGTTTGGGTAGGAGTTTGGGTAGGGGTTTTAGTAGGTGTTGCTGTCAAAGTTTTAGTAGGCGTAGGAGATGTTCCAACAGTTGATGTAGGAGTTTGCGTCTGAGTTGGGGTTGCAGTGTTACTTGCTGTCATACTTGGTGTATTAGAAGGACTAGCGGTAATACTTGGTGTAAGACTTATTGTTGGAGTATTTGTTGGAGTTAAACCAGGACAAACAGTTCCTGTAGGAGTATTTGTAGGCGTCTGCGATGCAGTTATACTCGGGGTTGGAGTATTTGAAGGTGTATTACTTGGAGTAGGAGGAAACGGCATATCAGTTATAAATATCTTTTATTCGTAAATTGGTGACACCCATTCTATTGTTGGTAAATCTTTTACCCACATAAAATCAGGGTTTATGCATGAATACATTTCTTGTGTTGAAATAACCCAATCTCCATCCCCATCTTGTACGGGATTGAACATTTGGTCTTCAGCAAAGTATTGTCCTTCAATTTGGTCTTTCTGTTCTATTGTTAAAAGTCCTACTATCATATTATATGTTTCTACCTAACGTAGTGTTAAATGTTGTTATTATATCTCTAAGATTTCCAAGTTCTGTTGTAGTCATACCATTACCAATTAAGAACGTACCATATCCTCTATTTGTATAACCACCAAATCCTTTTGCTTGTAATAAAGCTACTGTAATTGGAGAAGTTCCTATTGTAGTATTTTGTGTTATAGTTTGAACTCCGCCACCTGCTCTTACAAATGAAACCTGTGTATTATTTGTTCTTGTTATACCAAAGAAGTTTATTGCCTGAGCGTTTGTTGTTCCTGTTAAAACATTCAGTACACCTGTATCAATTGAACCTCTTGTAGATGTTCCATTTGATGATTGTATTGTCAACCAACCACTTGAATATTGTGAGCCCATATCAAATCCAGTATTACCTGTTTGAGATACGAAGTAAGCTAAGGTAGTATTACCTGTAGTAGTTCCACTTTCAGCCCAAAAGGTTTCAGCAAAAGCATTCGTTCCATTACCCAAATAACCTTTAGATTGAGTATATACACCTCCACCATTGAATACTAATCTATAAGCGGCATCTGTATCTACAGGATTTTTAGCATTCCATTTACAAGAAGCTGCAGTTCCACCTAATAAAGGATATAATGCAACTAACTTAGTATAAACACCTGTAGATTTTAAGTCAGCAAACATTGTTTGTGTTGCTGCGGATACTGTTGAAGTTATACCTGTACCACCTGCGTCAACAACTGCTCTTAAGTATGCATTTGCATCAGTATCACCTGCCGTTGTCGGAGTCGGTGTCGGACTACCTGTATTGGTTGGAGTATTAGTTGGTGTACTCGTTTGTGTATTAGTTGGAGTCTGCGTTTGAGTTGCTGTATTAGTAGGGGTTGATGTATTAGTTGGTGTGCTTGTTACTTGTGGTGTACCAGTATTAGTTGGAGTTTGCGTAACAGTTGGAGTGTTTGTAGGGGTTGGCGTGTTAGTACTACTTGGTGTAGGAGTAGGGAATACTGGACTTGCTGTCGGAGTAGGTGCAACAGGTGTTTCATAATCTTCTTGAACTATATCAAAAGATGTTCTACCTGTACAAGCACAATCATCATAAACATTTACACCAGCGTCAGTATAACCACTACCAATGAAAACATGTTCATAATCATATGATGAGTTTGGTTGTCCTAATTGAACTTCATAACAACCGATTGATGTATATGCTGTTGTGGAACCAGTATAGATATTAACATAGTTTCCAACATAAGCATACATGTTATAGTTTAAGTCAGAAGTCGTATGATAATTTATTCCACCACCACAAGAAATTAAATCATAGTATTGAACAGGATGTGGGGTATAATCTTTTGTTAGTTTGATTAACTCGATATTACACATACTTGGGTCAGTCAAATTATAACCATTGATTTTATTGATTCTGAAATATGCATTCTTGATGATAATTTTTTCGTTAAATTCAAGGTTTGCAATCTCATAAGGGGTTAAGTATATCTTTGCAGAAATAACCTTATTCTCAGGGGATACGATGTCAGAAATGTAATCATAGTAATAGATGTCATACATATCCTGTTGAGACGGGAATATCGATTCTAATGGGTCAAAATAATCTGCTGCATTATAGTTTGTATAATGACTGAATCCTGTATATGAGAATGGATAAGTGGTGAATCTATTTGTTTCTTGCCATCTATCTATTTCATAATTCTCAGCCCACCATGTTTGTGTTGTTCCTGTTGTAAATGTGGCGAAGTTCTCATTCGGTAATACTGGTCCTCTGAATATAATTCTTGGTAATATTTTGAATGGATTGAATAGTTGTAATGAAGTTCCCCCTTTTGTTTCCTGTGTCTTTACTGTTGCCAAGTTTGAAATGGTCAATGCAGGTAAATTGCTGTTGTTTAATCCACTATCTACAGGTGAACCGAAGATTGTATTGAAGTCAATTTTATTGTCCTTATAATCCTGATTTAATTGAAGTTCATAAGTTCCAAATATTCTATTGTTTGCAATATTAAACTGTTGGTTAGGCCAGTCTTGGTCTAACTTGAAATTATACATCAAGGTTCCATTAAGGATATTTGTGGTTGGGGATACAGTAATTGGTGAATCCCAATCTATCTTATCTGTCCAATCAATAACCTTACCTTTTCCTATATAATCGATAATAGGTTCAACAACTAATGTCTTAGGTTTTGTAACGTGTGGAATACAAACCATATTAAAGAACCTATTAACTGATGTAATGAAATCTATTTGTTTGAAGTCATTCGGTGGAAACTCATTTGCGTAATTGAAGTTTCCAAGAATAACTCTTGGGGCTATTAAGATTTCGTGAGATACATTTTTCAAAATTGCTCCCCCAATTCCTGATGTATCTACAGCTTCAATTGTAAAACTTATGGTTGTTGCACCTGTTAGTGTTACTGGCATATCTATCAAGAACTGTTGATTCTGAACTGTAAAACCACCACTTGGAGCTGGAGCACATTCATTAACAATATCTTTTACAAAGGTGTTACCATTGTAATTCATAGTCAGAAAAATATTGAGATTACCATCAACACAAGATGGTACAAAATATGTCATTGTGGCACCTATTCTAAAAACAAAATTACCAGTAAATCCTGTCGGTATAATATAACTTGTGGTATTTGCTGACATCGGCAGGTTATTACAAGTAACACCTGATAATGGATTTAACGTATAAGGAGTTATACTTATAACAGGTTCAGGCTGTAGAGTATACCCAAACGTATAACAAGGTTGAACTGCACCTTTTGTATATACGGTTGCATCCAAGAATTTCAATGGTAGATAATATTTCTCAAAATAAGATGTATTGAAGAAGTTAGATTCAATGGCATAACCTGACTGCTCAAAGATTTGTTCATATAACTCTTTGATTTGGATTGATGGTTTGAAATAGAATTCCCTTACTGGTGTTCCTGAGAATGAAAAATAGTTTGGAACATTTGGTGCTTGGAAATCGATAATAGGTGTAGTTAATGGGTCATTGACAACTGCACCCTCAACTAATTGCCTTGATATATTCCAAGAAGAATAACTACCTGTACCTAATCCTAAGTTTGGACTAAATGTTATACTTGTTCCATTTATGGATGTGACCGTACCTTGAATCCAATAGTTGTTTGCAGGATTGGTCATTCTGATTGTATCCCCATTGATAAATGGTAATGGTGATGATGTTGTAATTGTTTTTGAACCTGAAGAAATAACTACAGATGTTGTACTAGTTGCAGAATAATATGCAGATATACCTGATAAACTACCAACATAGTTATAACCAATATTCAATAAAGGCCAGAATGTTTTTCCATTCTGATATGAATAGTCAGTTGTACCAGTCAGAGGAAATAAGTTGGGGTCAAGTGTTGATTGTAGATAAACATCATCAGTGAATGGATGCGATAGATGGTCTAAGTTTAATTGAGCCATGAACTTATCACCAATACTTGCAGCAACATCCCCCACACCATTGTAGAATGTTATGTTATATGTTTTCTCAATACCAGTAACAACCACAGAATTTAATCTTATATAACCTGTTGAAATCAAATAACCGTTATAAATGATTTGAGCCTCAAACTTCTTGGTTGGGGTAAAGTTTAATGGAACTTGATTAAGGTCAAAGAAATAGTTGAATATGTAGTTATTCTGTTTGCTGCCAGGTACATTCAATTCCTTAGAATATGATGAGTTCTTTTTTGTAACGTCTTGAATCTCAGCAAACGATATATCCATCGTGAATGCTTCATTCCCGAACATTTCAATGTATTCGGTATTTCCATTAACTACACAAGCTATTTGTAAATTCATTATCCTTGAGTTCTATATCTTTTGAACCCTCCGTATTGTAGGGTTAATTTATACTGATAAAGTTTTTGATATTTCTGATTCCACACTGTGAAACTATTGTCCTTAATAACAACAGGTATAAGATTTTGATATAACCTCACCTCGTTCAAACAAGATTCACAAGATAGGTCTTTGATTACTGTACCATCAATAATAAATACCTGTGGTGACATAAAAATCTCCTGCATTACTTCAACATCATTTTGTGACATATACCATGTCTGACATTCCCATTCATAATCAACTTCTTGTTCATAAATGTTTGTTCCTCTTTGCCAAGAAGCAACATTATAGAACTGCTTGTTGAGTGAATTCTCTTGTCTATATGAAGGACGTTTTAATTCCATTTTTTCCACTATCTTTCCTCCGAAGGTATAAGTGTCCCACATACCTCTTGAGTTCAAAAATAAGACGTGTATTGGTTCATCATTGATACAACTTCTATCTTGAATCATAAACTCCAATATCTCTGTTGTTCTTGAACTGAATGCTAATCTCTCATTCTTATTTGCTTTATATGTTGTTCCATAGAAACAAACTTTCTTACTATCTGTAGGAATTGCATTTAAGGTCGTTCCTGACGTTACATTGTATGGAAGGTAAAATACCCCCATCTTGAACTTTGAGTCCACTGGTTCGTCTGTAATTGGTAAAGAAGTGGTATTTCTATTACCTGTCTCAGCTGAATATGTATACTGACCATTTGGGGTTAATGAACTTCTAATTGCAATTGAATAAATATCGTTTGTGAAATAGTCATTCTTACCATTCAAGAAACTAACAACAATAGGACAATCAGGGTGATGCATTCTTGTTCTTACTCTTGTATCCACAACATCAGGTTGAGATATAATTTTGTATTCTCTACCTGCAGCATTTAAGAACTCTCTCGGTCCACAACTCTCAACATCATAATCACAACTACCATCAGAGTTAGTTACACCTGACACATAGACATGTCTGAATAAGTCATAGTATAAATGGTTTAAGTTGTTATACTGAAACCAGTTAGGACCATAACCTACCTCATTAATTGTTGCGTTATTTAAGAATGGTGCTGGTATTAGTTTATTATCAACACCAGGAAATATTGTTACTTGTGATGGTTGGTATTCAGCTTCTCTTTCCATCTGAATAACCGTTTGACCACCTGAAGTATAAGAGCAACCAAATATCGGTCTATACTGTTGTACGTGCCATAATTGGTCGACAGAAGCATTTGGTGAACCACCTGGCCATAAGTTGTTACCATTGTATTCAATAGTAGTTTGAGCATCTGCTAATGTTACAATTTTATTTACATCGTTTGCTGGATTCAAGTAAGGATATGTTGTTCCTGTAAATCTTGGATTCACTTGAAGCAATGTACGAACAATCTCCTCTAAGTCGAAGATTGCATTTCCATATGAATTTGGCAATAACTTTAATCTACAAACTCTGTAAGTTGTATCATTTTGGTCAGACCAATCCACCTCTTGTGGTCTGAAATATATGTCACAGATGTATTGGAAATCTGTGAGAGTATACCCCGTACTGAATACGTTATAAACGTGGTTCGCATTGGATGGGGTTATAGTAAGTGGAGATTGTTGTATTTCTAATATTACACTCATTTTTTTGTTGCTTTTACAAGGTTCTCTTCGACAACTCTATCAAAGAAAGTTTCGACATCAATACCTAAGGCTTTTATGGCTTCATTCTCAAACTCCAATTCGAATACTTCAAATGCTTTATCATAGAAATATGTTGGAGCTATACCGAACTTTTGTATATTCTTACTTATAGCGAAAGCTACTTTCTTTATACTAAACTTTTGAAACTTACCTGACTTCTTGTTCTTGTTCATCCCCTTTGCTCTAATCCAACTCATCAAAGGTTTGATTGGAACATACTTACCAGGTTTTCTACCATCATTTACAAACTGCCAATAATCCAACATGGATACGACAATCTCATTGCTTGATTGATTATAAACAACATTGATGCTGTTATATAACGAACCAGTCTTAACCTTCATATCTCTAATACCAAATGGTTGTCTTTGTTTCTTATAACCTGGTGCATAAGGATAGGGGAATGCCAAAGCATCTTTTAATGCGACTTGAAACTTCTGAGCCAAATCTTGCATTGCCAAATCATATGCGGTATATACTACTTCTTCAGCCATTATTGATTTTGGTTATTATCACAAGGAGGGAATTCTTCATATGGTGCAATACATCTATCAATAGCGTCAGGTATTCTAAGTGCGATTCTACCAGTCCACCCCGCAACATAGTCATCAAATGATTCTGAGAATGGGGTCATCTGAATTGGATAATCCACATCCCAAGAACAATAACAACTATCCAAAGAATATCTTAACTGAGCAATAACATCTTTTAGAATATCCAATGTATCAGACCAAGCATCCACCTCATTATCCCAATTCTTAACATTCATTATGTCCATAATCAAAATGTCAAAGTCATAAGTTGTTTGTCTACCATCTGTCTTTGCACCTTGAGGAATAACATACATCAAAGGATAGAATGGGGCATAGTTTTGTTCTGTATTCTCAATCTTTAATCTTTCTTCTGTTAGATAGATTAGTTGGTTTATATCACCGATTCCGTAACCTTGAATCTGCATGTGATAATGTGCTAGATTCTTTAACAGGTCCGTAACCTTCTTGAAATTATAATATCCTACTGCGTTCGCCATATTACTTTATTTTATATTTTGCTTCAATTTTTTTTCTTTCCCTATCTCTAAGTTCATTCAGGTCTTTCATATAAGCCATATAGTTCAGAACGTAAGTAAGGGGGTATTTTGTTATTTCTTCAACCTTTGTAATATCTTCGTTCGCAAGTTGGATAATCGTACCAAACCAAGACCAATGTTTAGAGAAACTAGAACTTTCGCGATTGTCAATATCATCTTTATCCTCATCTTGAGGCGAGTCGACAAAGAGAGCTGAAAACTTCCCTGTGATATTTTTTCTAAACGCAAAAAAAAAGTGGACGCTCCGTTTACGTATCTAACAGGTAGTTTCTTAAATCTCTCAGCTCGAATCTGTATCTTGTTTGAATCGTATTCTGTCAATTTGTCATTCTCATCTACCTCTCTGTATAACATTGCCATCAACAAATTCATTTCTCTTTTTCTGTCGTGTTCATTTCTTGATAAGAATGTGTCAATATCTATGAACTCTCCAAAGGTTAAATTGGCTAAATCAATGAATCTATATTTTGTATTATCGAACTCAAAGTCCTTATGGAACTTCTTTGATTCGTGTAGTAAGTGATTAGATAAATTCTGTGATGCTGTAATGACACTATGCCAGTCTGACTTTGATATTTCTTCTTTGGATAGTCCTGTCATTTCTGATATGAGAACCAAAGCAAACTCTGATTCATCTGTCCAATCTTGTAAGGTCATTAGTTTACCCCACATTTCGATTGTCGGTTCAATAATCTCGTGTTTAACACCGTTATATTGTATTGTATGTTTTTCCATATCTATAATAAAATATCTTCTTTTATTTTTTTATACACGTCATCTTATAACGTAACTTCCATAATTTGCTTTCTTCTTGAATGAATGAAATGATAATGCTAGACTAATCACACAGTCATCATGAAATCCATTAGGAGCTCCATATTTGACCTTTCTTGTTCGGGGTGAGTATTCATATGTAAAAACACTTAACTCCCCGTATAAGTCAGGATTTAACTCTTTGGTGGGTAATGCAACTTTGTTCTCATTCATACCCATAATCAAATCTTCAATTAGGTTTTGCTTTGAGTCATTGTTTGTAACGAATGGTTGAACACCAGGATATTGTTTTCTTATGTTCTCATATAGAACATCTCCAATACTATTAACCTCAGCATAACAAACTGGTTTCCATTTCCTCAACTTTGCAACAACTTCTGATATAATGATGTCCCAAGACTTTTGTCGTTCACGATAGAAGTCAACCATCTCACCTTTTGAGTTGAGGATTGTTAATACTGTGTAGTCATTCTGTCTACCAAAGTCCAAACCAGCATAATACTTTTCATTTGTTACTTGTGGGGGATATGCTGTCAATAAGGAGTTTGTCTTTAACGATGAGAACACTTCCCCTCCATCATCTATAAACTCTGCTAATATCTCTTGTCTATAAATTGATTCAGGTAATGACAACTTTGCTTCTTCCAATTCTTCTTGTGTAATGAATGGGGTGTCGAATGATGTTGCATGGAATGTTTTGTATTGTTTGTACTCATCACCATATCCTCTCATTGCAACTGAATAAAACCAATTCTTACCTTTTGGTGTTGATATGAATAATACCTTCTTACCTTTAACTAAGACTGTCTGTCTTAATACTGTATTCCAAACTTCATCTTTGATGTATGCTGCCTCATCCACAATAAGATAATCTAATGTATAACCACGTAGAGTATCTTCCCTTTCACCTGACCTGAAATAGATTACAGACCCGTTGATAAAGGTAATAGTTAGTTCTGACTTATTGATTGATTTGGTTAAACCAGTCCCCGCAATTGAGTTGGTAAGTTCTGTGAATACTTTCTTTGCTTGAGAATATACTGGTGACACCCACATAGATACTGAAGTATTATCTTCAAGTGCCCATTTAAGAATTAGATTTTGTGCAGTGAAGCTCTTTCCCGCCTGCCTTCCAAAGCAACCAACAATATACTTTGTTGTTTCGTCGGTGCAAGCTTCAATAATTTCTAATTGTTTTTTGGTGGGGCTAAAACCCTCAACCACAATCTCATTAACCATTATAATTTGATTTGGAATGTATTCTCTGTTTTACCTGACAGATTGGCATAATATCTTTCTTTTGCTTCTTCAAAGATTTTTCTCTGTAAACTTTCTATTTGTCTCTCTTCTGCCTTTAATCGTTCATTACGTTTGGCTACTTTCTTTCTGTGTTCCTTTTCTTTTTTCCCCATTATCTTGATGCGTTACGTTTATGAAATGTTGATTTGGAATTGTGTTTGTTGTGGGACTTAACTGCCTTTCCACCTTTACGTTTTCCAAAAGTTAATTTATTGCTGTTCGTTGCTTTCTTCGCCATTGCCAAATTTTAATTTAATAACATGGTTGGTTATGTTTATGTCTTGTTCAATCTTCTCTTTAGGTTTACCGAATACTCTTGTAATTAGAGTTTCTATTGAATCTAAGTCCCCCTTCTGTATTGACCTAATAATTGCTGCTGCAATTGTTATTTCGAGTACAGTTGATTTGGGGTTGTTTCTTATCTCTTGTAATTGTTCAACATCCAATGAGATTAACACTTGGATTGCATCAGTTATTTCAGATAAAGCATAACCTTGTTCTTTGATGTCTGAAATCCATTTGCGTGGTCTACCCTTAAGATTTCTCCTTGGGTCATAACCTTTCTTCAATGCTTTTAAGTTCTGTGGGTTCGGCATATAGTCGTTGTTAGTTCGTTGTAGTTAATAATAAATATATGGTTTTTATAAATTATCCATATACTCGTTTATACAAGTTACGAATATTCTTCATTACTTGTACGTGACACTTTCCGCAGCCATATTGTTTCTTATCCCCCAACGCTCTATTGTTGAATGATACTAACCATTGCATTTCTTGAACTGTAGGTCTTCCAATATCACATATCTTAACTGCTCTGTCGAGTTCCTCCATTGTATACTTTGGAAGAGAGGCGTCAACATGTTTATCCTTGCAATCATCACAAGGTTCTTTGTCTGTGAATACCAGTTCTTCTTTGCTGGTGTCCTTAATCTTTTGTTTTGTTTGTCTAACTTTCTTTTCCATATATTCTTTGTTTACTGAACTCGGCATACTTCTCATTGAGTTCCATACCGATATAATCTCTGTTTAATTCTTTGCAAGCCATTCCTGTTGTCCCTATTCCACTAAAGACATCCAATACAACATCACCTTCATCTGTTAATAAGTTGATATAATACTTTGGTAAGTCCTTATGGAATGGTGCGGGGTGTTTAATTGAGTTGTCTCTTGCTGCTCCTGCTGTTGGAAACCTAACGACATTATCTGGTCTTACTTTGTCTCCAACATCTCTGTTTGTTTTTGTTTTTATTCTAACCCCATCCTTAATAACTCCTTGAGCCTCAACAATACCATTACGACCAAATCTTTCTTTTGTTGCTTGGCTTGTTTCTTGTAATACCCTATCCATATTAAACTTCAGGTTTTTCTGGTCTTTAACAAAATGGAATATGAACTCTGTGGTGTTTCTAAATCTCTTGGTTCCTCCGTTTGGTATTCCATTTCTTTTGTGCCAAATATATGTGTCGTAGAACTTTAACTTGGTTTCCTTTTGTGAACGATAGATTAGTTCATAGATAAAGGGATTTCTATAACCATTCTTACACGTATCGTTAATGTTTAGTATGAAACTACCACTCGGCTTTAAGACCCTCTGTATCTCGTTAAAAATGGGTAATAACCAATCACAATAATCTTGAGGTTTTTGGATTGAAATGTTCTTACCATAATTGACTATGTCCGCATAAGGTGGGGATGTGATAATTAGGTCTATTGAATTATCAGGTAGTTCTTTAATCAACTCAAAACAATCTCCTATTAGTATATTATTTTTCATATTCTTTCCATTTATTGTTTAACCATATCTTCACTTCTTTTAATGTAGCTCTAAGTGAATACTTTGGTATTTTAGTTCTTCTATGTATTTCTTCCAAACGTTTATGTTCCAAGTATAATTCGAATATACCTTTGTTATACCAGAAGTCCTTATTTATTCTTAGTTCTTCTTCCAATGTTTCCTTAACCCATTCCATTGTCGGAGTTTCTTTATACTCTTCTTCTTTGGGGTCATAGGTTACTGGTATTTCCTCGAAATGATATTTCTTATATGTTCTTTTGAATGAGGAATTATTGGAGTAGAACTGATTTTGTGCTGTCCTTATAAAAAAGAATAGCCTGGACTTTTCATCCAAGCTATTGAATTTGTGGTTTGAACTGAGTTGAATTAGAATATCATGCAAGAGGTCTTCAGCTTTCTCATCCCCACCACATATCTTTATAATTGTGTTTTTATACTTCTCGTATTGTTTTTGAGTCATTCGTGATTTTATTCTTCTTATTATATCTTTTTAACTGTTCGAAGAAATAATTGGATGGTATACCATATTCTTTATATATTTTATAAGAAGTTGTTTCCCCATTTTTATAACTCATAATGAGTTCTCTCTTCTTTGAATCAGTTAAATCGTACTTATTTGTCTTATTACTATAATTATCACGATTTTTGGAATTCTCCTTTCTAGTCACACATCTTAGATTAGAAAAATCATTATTATGTTTATTTCTATCAATATGGTCTACTGTATCTTTGCAATTACATTCATTGAATGCTTCCCATACTAACCTTGCAACTCTCTTACGATACTTCTTATTTTTGCTAAATAACATAACTGCCATATACTCTCTATCATCTAAAGATTGTTTTAATTCAACCTTATTTAATCTTCTTCTAATTTTTCCATCATTGCTTGCTTCATAGTTAGGATATGATGGTATTACTTTCCATACCATAATTAATCCTCCTTGAATTTATCCATAATGAATTTATCGATAGAGTCCAATCTCTTTCCTATCTCTGTTGAATAACCATTCATACAATAATCAACCATTACATTTGTTATTCCAACCATTTCCTTGAGGGTTAGGTTTACATTTAATTGTCTTGAATAGTCCTGAACGAACTTTAGCTGTGATTGCGTTACAATCGTTTTTTGCGTGTCTTGTGCCATGATTCTTTATTTTATTTTTTTTTAGTTATATGTATTTAGTTGTTCTATTTCAAGATAAGTCATACCGCATCTTGAGATTGTATTATCCCAATCATCCTGTATCATATCACAGATTACTTGGTCTTTTGATTTAACGTTTGAAATGATTTCTTCAACGTTCCATTCTGTAAGGGTGTTGCCCGAGATTAATAATGTTTTCATTTTTCTATTCTTTTATATATATAAATATACACCCCAACACAAAAAGGTCAAGCAAAATAGAAGTTTTTTTAATAATTTTTTTCTAAATCATTGCGGATAATAATTCCCCGTCTGGTGAATTCTTTTCTATACGGGTTACTTTGAGGTTTTCTAAAATTGAAATAAAGTAGTCTATTTTTCCACTATACACTTCATAAGGTAATTGATGAGGGTCAGTATTAACTGTGTCTAAAACTTGTTCTAAAGTGGTAAGAAATACATTTCCAAATACGATATGATAATCTCTCTTGAGTTTCTTAAAACCCTGCATCATAAAGTATTCAAATTCATATTGATTCATATAAAGTTGAATGAGTTCATCACGGATAGAATCTACAGGAAAAGAATAACTTGGATTATCCTCAACAATTGCTTCTAATAAAGGACTTATTTCTGTCTTTGGATATTCATTCATATAATAAAAAAAAGAGAGGGGAGAGAAAAAAAATAAAGAATAGAATTACGATGGTAACAATAAAACTCAACCCCTCTCTGGCTTAACTAAATACTAAGTTAATTACAACATTCTCATCGTCAAGTACATAAGAAACTTTCTTGCCAACAATAAGATTGTCTAACTTATATCCTGTTTCCAATAATAACATATCATCAATACCAGATAGTTTCAAATTATAAAAATATTTGTCATCCTTTTCCTTTCTGAAACTCTTTTCAATCTTAATTAAATCAATTGATTCAATGATATGTTTCTTAGTTGTCATATTAATAAATATCTTGGTTTATCAAAAAGTTGCATAAAAAAACTATATTCTAGTCCAGCTTAATAAAATGGGATAAAAATTATTAAGTATATTAACTCTTTTTACTGGACTAGAATATAGTTTCTAGTATATATATGTTTTAATCCTTACTTACGAGTTGCAGTGAGTCATATCCCTGTATTATCAGAGTTGACACACTACACAGCCTTACTTGACTGAGAGGTAATAGTTTCAGTGAAAACATATTACTTGAGAGCAACTTCCAAACATTCACTTGTCTGTTCTACTTAACATCTTCTCTCTTTGTGCTGATGCTGACCTTTTATGTAGAATATCCCCTAGTAAGTCTTAATCTGTTGAACCTAGTGTTAATAATCCCCCATTCAACAATTATAAATATACGAAAAAATAAAAAAAATCAAATCAATCCACAATTTTTTTGTGAAATATGATGTCTGAATTTTTGTTTTGGATTATTCGGTATGAGATTATACTTATGACAGAATTGTTCGTGTATATCTTTTGTAAGGTCGTACCCCATAACTTTGAGGGTTAGATACATTTCAACATAATCTTCCATACTTGGAGCAGCTAATGTCAGTGGTCTGTATTCTATCTTTTCTTTTTTCTCTTTCGGTATTAGAAGACCATCCATCTTACACTTCTTACATCTTGCAGTATACCCGTCACCAACTCCTTTTGCTGTATGATATTGCTTGATGTCTTTTTCAATTCCACAAGCTCTACATACTTTTGTTTTTAATACTGGTGCATCTGTCATTTTTAATCCTTTTGAAACACAAACCTTACAAATCTTTCTTATATATTTTTTTTTATATACGGTAAAACTATCCAAAGATTTCTCTTTATTGCAAACACCACAAATCTTCTTATTTTCGTCTTCTTTTCTCATATTAATATAAGTATACCAAAAAGATGAAATAACTCAAGGAAGGGGTGTTTCTGTTCGTTTGGTGAGGTTTTATTTCCAACTTCTACCAATGGACATTACATAAAAATCCTGATACATTCTATAACAGAAGTTTGCTCTGTTCATTCTGTCTTGTTTCTTTTCTCTAACCATATCATTGGACATACATCTTGCCATAAAGTCTGGCATCTTTTCTTTTGCATTTGGTTTGAATTCAAACTTGGTTCTTGCCATAGCTTGAGCTACAACTCCACCTTGTTGAGAATCATCAGGTACTTCTTTTGGTTTTGAACATGCCCACTTTATATACTCATCTGTATAACCTGCTGACTTAGCTTGTTCCATACAATCTTGAGTTGGAAGGGTTTTGAATTCCTCCATATCTGATGACATGTTTTCTTTTTCCCATGTGGTATAACATATTCCAAGAGCTTGTTGTTGGTCATATTCTCCACTGATTTCAGACATACATCTGCTTATAAATTCGTTTTGGTCTTCTGATTGACCTGGATTCGGGATTGGCAATTTTTTAAGTTTTAATTTTTTGTTTAGGGACTTGTAGTCCTAATTTATACGCATGTAATTGGTTTTCACTTCTATCTACCCATTCTAAATTACTGGCTCTATTATCATATTTATCACCATTAATATGATTTACGAAATCTTTTCCTTCTATTTTTGGAACATAACATAAAGCAACTACTCTATGCCATAATTCGTTTCCTTTTGTTATGTCACCTTCAGAAACTCTCATTGATAAATACTTGCCTCTTTTCCTTGGTTTGAGAGGTCTCCCAAATTTACCAATTATTGTTCCATCTTCATAAACTTTATATCCTTTATAATCTTTCATACACAAAATATAGTAAAAAAATTCTATTTGATTTTTGATTTTAGAACTTTATTTTCTTTATGTAATTCGTCGATTTTCTTTTCCAAATCTTGTACCTTGATATTCAAGGACTCAATTTCTGTCTTCAAATCATCGATTATATTTTTATATAGATTAACGGCTAATTCTAAATTGCGTAGGACTTGATTGTCAGTTTCAGCATTTGCTTTACGTTTTCCAACGAACCAACCAGCAACAGCTGTCAGTATATTTGATATTAATAAAATTAAAGTATCGTTCATATTACCAGTCTCCACAATCTGTACACCTTGAATATTCAGGACCCCAATATGCAGGTAAGTTACCTTCAAATGAATCTTTTCTTGGTGGTTTTCTCATACCCCCTGCTAAATGAACACCAGCAAAATAAGTCTGAGTCATAGGAGGCATAATGTTTTTATTGTTCCATTCCCAATACCAAGGATAGTCACCTGAAAACGCTTGGATTCTGTCTTGCATTCTTTGAGCGTAGAATTCATATCTACCTTGTTCAATGTCTCTTAGATAAGACATACCTTTGATGTCGATAGATGTTCCTTGTTCTGTATTCCCTACCACAATGGCTTTATTCATCTTACGTGCAAATATCTCAGGCATTGCTTCATAGTAAGCTCTATGAATCAAATATGGGGCAATATACTCATTCAATAATATCTTGTCACCATTAGACATTGTAGCACCTGATTGTTGAACAGATAATACAAGGTTTTGATAATAATCATAACCCTTAGTTCCAATTAAAGTTTGGAGACCTAACTCCTGAGCCATCCATATACATGAAGTTAACAAAGCCATATCTACGTTCTGATTGATAGTAGTGAATGCTTTGAGCTTTGTTTCAGATATTAATAATACGCTTTTTGACATCTTATATTCCTATTTGGTTTCCAACTGCTTCTTGTTGAATGGTTGGTAATAATTGATTCTGTTCAATCTGTAGATTTATTTCCTGTTTGTCTCTGATGAAAAGGACTTTCTCAAATCCCTTAAGGATTTCTTCTTGAATAGGTTTCAAAACTATTTCACCGAATAAATCATAACTCTCCAAGATTTCATTTCTACCACCAAGTTGTCCTGCTGTCTTAACCCCCAAAATCATTGGGTTTACTATTCTGTGAGCTGTCATGATTTTTTGTTCTATCTGAGGTTGCATTGCTGAATACCAAGCATCACTTGCGTTATTCTGTATCGGAGTAATTACTGGTGCTGTCTCAGGGTTTTCACTGAAGAATAAGAACCATTTTCCCGCTGCATTTGTTGAACTATACTTGGCATCCAACTGACGATAAATCATGTCTCTTTCCTCCTCTGAAGGTACTCCATTCGTAAATGAAACAGCTACAGAAGGCATCATTGAATTTTGCATGTTATTCAAGTGGAAGTTTGATACTTCAATATCTAATTGTATAGATGTCAAACCACCTAAATAATCAGGTGCTGGATAATAAGACATACCAGGAGTATATGTCTTGAAATACATAACTTGACTTGGAGCTGAATCAGGCATCATATTGAATGCTTCCAACTCGATTGGCTTATACTTGTTCTGAGAAAAAGTTGAACTTCTCCAATCAACAGAATAATAATAAGAACCCACGTTAGTGAATTCATCTTCTTTACCTGCTCTTAACTTTGAAAAGTCCATATGATAAAACTCAGCAATATCTCCGTCATTTGATTTTACCACATTCAAAGCAAATCCACCAAAAATAACTCTATCCATCACACACTTTTCAAATACCTGATAAACAGTTTCACTTCTATTGGCCATTGCAATTCTGTTGGGGTCACCATCTTGAACTAACATATTCTTACCTTTAACACCATACATAATAGCATTAAGACAAGCTCTATTGATAGATGAATATTGATAAAGGGCTAATAAGTGATTTGGAAATAGATTGTCATCCCCATAGAACACATATGGTTTATTCTTGATTACTTCTTGGTATTGAGGTACTTGAGCAGCACTAAAGTCCTGCATCATAAACTCAAATTTCTTTTTTATATCTTCACTCATTACTTATAAATATCTTAGTTTTCTTTTTTATTCATATTACACAGAAATATCAAATGTATAACAAGAAGCTGGTTGTGCAATACTTGATATGTAACCAAATCCATCATCAAAATTAACATAATAAATTGGAATACCACTCGAGTTTTCTAATAAACTCATAGTTCCCGCACTAAAGTTCAGTGGAAACTGAAGACCTGCTACATTTACAGCTACAGGTTCTGTTCCACCACTAAAATACATAGTTGAACCACCTATTCCAATAGTGATAGGTATTTGTCCTATAAGTTGTGGATTTGTTGAACCAGAGTATAATTGATAATAACCTGTTCCACCTGAAGCACTACCATATGTAAGAACTGTTTGTGTATTACCTGTGTTATAATAAACGTTATATACTTGAGCTCCATTACCTACCTCTAACCATTTGGTTAAACCTGATGTAGTTAAATTATACAGATATAAAGTTGAACCTGTTTGTAATACATAAGAAGCGCTCTCACCAACAATTAGATTGTTTTGGTCATAAATACCCATTGTATAAGATGCATTTGGAGTAGCCCCACTTGAAGCCCATAAATCCCAACTATTCACAAGGGAAACGTTGAAGCAACCACCCGAAGTGATTGTATAATTGTATTGATAATATGTTGAACAACCATCAACCATAAATAATCTTGAATTATCCATTGCTATTTGTACTGGTGCACAAGTATCGAATGATGATAAGAAATTAGCTGTTGTACCTGTGTTTTTATAGTTGATACTATTTGATGGGGCATATCTTGTAATATACGTAGGACAATTGCCAGTCAAGGATAATGGACAATCAGGTATTGTATCACCTGAGATACAGAAGTCCTCTTCTTCAGACATATAAATAACATTTGCGAAATCTTCATCGTCTGAAATATATGGTTCAAAGAAACATGCATCAGGATTAGCATCTCCAACAATAACAACTGCTCTACCTGATTCTAATTTATTATACGTTAATGCAATATCAGTGTTTGTCGGACTAAGTTGTTCATAGATAGAATAATAATACTGACCAAGGTATTCAAAATATACTTCAGGTGGGGTAATACTTAAATTAACATTACCACCCTCCTTGAATCTAAACTTGTCATATCTTGTATTAGATACAATAGTTTCAGGAATAAAGGATATTCTTTGCTTACTGGCTATATGTTGAAACGAGAATAAATAATAAGGATTAGACAGCGTCTTATTCATTGACACTGTTGCAATTAAATTATTTATCTGATTCTTCTTGATTATTAGCATTCGTACTGATTATATAATGAGCGTCTAGTTTATCGTCTATTAATAAAAATAATATGTTCATATTAAATTGTTGTTCCTGATGGAGTGTAATAACCAGTCCATTCGATTAATGGTAGTTGTTTAACCCATAGATAGTCCACATTCGTAGTATCATTCATTTCTTGTGTAGATATTACCCAATTAGCATTTGTGTCTTGTATGGGATTATAATAACTATGGGTAGTATATTCTTTACCCTCAACAGCTTCTTTCTCAATTAAAGTTAAAAGTCCTACGTTCATATTAATATGTGTTTCTTCCTAATGAAGTTTGATATGTGTTTATTATCGATGATAAATTAACTATTTCAGTATTTGTTAAACCCGAAGCCATTAAAGCAAATGCGTATCTATTAGAACTATAATAACTGACAGGACTTTCATTCTTCTGAGCACCTATAATTTGAGTTCTATTTGCATAAGTTATTGATACATTAGTAGTTTGTGTTGCAATATTAGAACCATTACGATATAAAGTTCTATCAGTTGTACTTCTTACTGAACCAATAGTCATACCAGATGCTGATGATTGTGATGTCGTTGAAACCCTAGCATTCGGTAAAGTACCACTATTGAATACAGTATTATCTCCAGCACTAACAGTTCTTTTTGCGGTTATATCCCACATATTAGTTTGTGCGAAATCACTTGTTGCAACACCCATATCATAGATTCTATCACCAACCGTACCTTGTAGATTTACATAAATACCTAAAGATGATGAATTACCATTTGCAATTGCAGTAGATGGATTGAAACCTGTTTCAGCATAACCATTTGTACCATTAGGTTGCATACCTGATGAGGTATGAGTCCAACCCCCATTAAAAGTTAAATCATAAATACCTACTGGTGAAGTTGCATTTATGGTATGTGAGGCAGCGACACCACCTAATGTTGGATACATAGCATATATCTTATTCCAAATTCCATTAGATACAAGTGATGTAAATAATGTGATTGTAGCTGCAGATGCAGTAGGACTAACCGTACCACCTGATTGAACTACTCTATTCAAATATGTCAAAGCTTCAGTTGTTCCACTTGCAGGTCTTGTAGGACTAGGAGTTGGAGTGGTAGTCGGAGTTTGTGTGGTAGTAGGCGTTGTTGTTACGTTAGGCGTATCAGTCGGGGTTGGTGATGGAACAGGACTTGCCCATTCATCATATCTCCATTTATCTCTTAAGTAGTTTTGTACTGCTTCTATTTCAGATTGTGATAATACACGATTGTAGAACATATACTCACCCACTTCAACGTTATTTGCTGAATTAGCTGCAAATGTTCCACCTGAAACATAAGTTCCACCTATAGCAAATTGATTGAAGTTATTGGCAACAGTGTTACCTGTAAAAAAGTTAGGACTTGTAAAACCTGATTGGTTTATTTCCATTTCCATAAAACCTGTTGGATAAGGTAGTGTAGCAGCTATTAAAAACTTATTATTAATATTAGTTGCAGTATAAGCAAATTGATTAGAATTACTTACACCTTGTTTGATTTGTGTAAATGCTCCTATATTACTTTGTGTTAGATTTTGTGTTGAAAGATTTTGTTGTATTCCAGCATCAAATCCACCAGTAGTAGTATTTCCACTCAATAATCTTGATGTATAACCAAAAGTAGATGAAGCTGAACTTCCAAAAGTTGCTCCACTTGGTGATGCAACAACAATAAAGTATGTCCCTCCTGATTGAGGTATTAAAGTCGAATCAAATCTCTGTGATAAATAATTTGTTGTACCTGATACAGTTGAACTAACAAATCTAATAACATTAGGTGAACCTGGCATTTGACTTGAACCAGACCATACAGGTGCGGTATTAACTGTAGCCGCAGATAAAGTTTTTTGGTATGTACCAATACTTCTCCAATTGGCAACATAATTAGTTCCACCTGAAGTGATATAATCTATTGAACTTACATTAGTAGCATCATACCATAAAGAAGGTGTTGCTGGTAATGGATAAGGAGTTGAAGAAGGAGTTACAGTCGGAGTTGGAGTCACACTTGAAGTAGGAGTAGGAGTAACAGGTGCACTAGCAGTTGGAGTAGGCGTAACATCAGGTGCTGGTGTACCTTGAGGTACAACACCAGCTTGTTGACCATCATTTGGTAAAGGACCTTGCACTCTCCTTCTATATCTTGAACGAGTTGAATCCCAAGATTCAAGTGGGTTTGCATTTAATGGCACAATTCTAGTTTCGTCTTGGAATTGTTCAGGAGAATAAAACTCCTGTATTTTTCCTAATACACCCCACGTTTTCTTTTCCGTAAATGATTTCTTTGCAAAGTTCTTCATTAATTCAATTTGGCTAAAAGGGGGGGATTAACCCCCCTTATTATTTTTATTAGCAACCTGTACAAGGTACAAGTGTTAATCCTACAAGTGTAGAAGAAAGTGAACCAGCAAGTTCTCTTGCAGGGTCTTTTTCTAAACCTTGAAGTGTGATAGAATATCCGTTTCTGTCTCCGAAAGCAGTTCCTGACTCACCAGTTCCTGCAGAAAGATACATACCGAAGTCCTCACCTAAGTAGAAGATTGAACCATCATTAGTTTCAACGAATACTTTAAGGTTTGTATTTTGAGCTAACAATCTTAATTGGTTTCTAATAGCTTGTTGAAGCTTAAAGAATACCAAAGTAAGGTCTTGTTGATAGAATACAGTACCATTCTCCAATGAAGGAGTGATAGTTTCAATGAAATTAGATGTGTTTTTCTCTACTTGGAATTCGTATACTGTTCCGCCTGTTGCACCTACAGTCAAGATTTCTCCTGACACATTTGTAGTAACACCAGTTACGCAACCAGCAATAACGTAAGCAGCTTTAATACCACCCACATTATCTCTACATCCTTTACAGATGTTTGATGTGATATAACAAGATGAAAAACTCATATTATTTGTCTTTAATTAATTAGTTTAGTTTTTTAATAAAAGGGGGTTAATTTCACCCCCTTATATTATGCAAGTCCGTTTGTGATTACGAATTGAGGCCATGCAATTTGCACACCTACTTTGAAATTAGAACGTAATCTTACTTCGTCGAAATCTACTGAGTAGAACATTTTTAATGTTTCAGAATCAGACATTAAGTCAACACCTAATACCATGTAACCAGCTGGAGCTAATACAAGTAAGTTAGAGTTGTTCAATCCACCAACTGGATGTACTAAGATGTTAGTAGCTGGATGGAATGTCTTGAAGTTCTGATAAGAATCTTCAGGATTGAAGTGGAAGTAGTTAGCAGTTCTGTAGTTGATTAAGTACTTTCTGT